CCGCTTGGCGCGCGCGAGATTGTTTGCCCTGCGTCGCCCGAAGGTGGCGACCGGCGGCAGTGTGTGACCTGCCGCGCCTGCGACGGCGCCGATCGGCTTGGTAAAGCCAGCGTCGCGATTGTGGTGCACGGCACGATGGCTAAGTATTTCGCTGCGGCATGAGCGTAAGGGTTAGCCCGGCGCGCCGGGCTACACCGTGCGTTTTGCACGACAGGAGATAGCGAAAATGATTCACCCGAACGACACCCCGATTACGCGTCGCGTAGACGCGGCCGATGGTCTTAGCGTTACGCTGACGCGCACGCTACTGGGAACCTGGCGCGTAGTGTTTTGCGACACCGATGCCGAGCGCGTAATCGAATCGCGCGTGTTTTCCACGCGGGAAAACGCCGAATGGTACGCGTCGATGCTGATTAAGGCGTAAGCCCCGCGTCAGGTAACGCGCCGACACTACACCCGCCCCGCACCGGGGCACACTGGAGAACGACGATGGATTTCGCCTGCATGAGCCTGCGCGAGCTTGCCGAATGGGTTGCGCTGAACAACGACGGCCTGTATGACACCGGGGAGTTTCCCTCAATTGACGACCTGGACGACGACGACGAAGCCGCTGCCCGCGAAGAATACGAAGCAATGGCCGAAGACATCTTTTACGCTCGCGCCCTCGGCCCTTGCGGCCGATAGGAGAACGACGATGACCCGATACATCGGAAACGCATTCAGCCTGGGCATGGTGCCGAGACACCTGCTCGCCTTCGTGCGCCTTTCGGCGTGCGACCGGCCCGACGTGGTCGACCTGGTGTCCTGCGTCGGCCACGCCGACACGGCGGCCGTGCTCGGCGTGCCGATGGCACGCATATCGGTCACCCTGCAGCCCGGTGACGTCCTGTACGTGGCCCAGTTGCGCGGTGGGCGCCTGCCCGAGGGCTGCGTGACCCTGCCCGAGGGTTTCGGGTTCGATTGGATCCGCGTGGAGATCGAACCTAGCGTCAGGTAACGCGCCGACACTGACCGCGCCGGCCGATGCCGGCTCACCTGGAGCAACGAAGATGCACGACACCCCCCTAACCCCCGCCTGCGTGGCGTTCGCCGTCGCGTTCGGGCTCGCCTTGGGCGCCCTGGTGGCGCTCGGGTTTTGATACTGACGAGAGGAGAAACAGATAATGTTTTACGCTGCAATCTCCGGCGCCGACATCATAGGCTACCGCGTGCCGCTGACCGCGCAAACCCTAGCCGGCGCCAAGCGCCAAGCTTGGCGGCGCTTTTGCTCGGGATATCGGCACCACACAATTTACGTCGGTGAGCTGCTGGACGCCGGCACGCGTTATGAGCGCGGCATCGCTATAGCTACGCGCGACATCAGCAGCAAGCGCTGGCGCGATCTGCCCTGACGCATCCGCCGAGCCCCGCGCGCGGGGTTCTGGGATGCGCCACGGTGGCGCAGACACAGGAGAACGACGATGACCCCCGCCCCCGACACCCCCGCCGAGCCCCTACGCGGGCCTGCGTGGCCTTTCCCGCCCGCACTGCTGGACTACCCTTGCCTGCCGCCTGGCGCGCGCCCTGTGGGCCGCGTAATCCCGCCGGCCGATGCCGAGCCGGCTCTGTTTTGAGGAGAACCGACGATGAGCACATTGCAGTACCCGACCCCCACCGTTAGCCGCGAGTGGGCCGCCAGCCGCGAGACTCACCCGGCCGTAGCCATGGCGATTCACGCCGTCAGCGGCCCGGGGCGCACGCCGGAGCAGATTTGGGAGGACCCGACGCAAGCGGAATTTGATCACGTCCGCATGGCCGTCGAGAATTACGTCTCTGCCGGCGTCTTTGATGGCGAGACAGATCATTGCTACCCCTGGGGTTGCGCCGTAATTGTTTTCTGACGGGTGCGCCGTGATCCTGGCGCTCCTCGCCATCCTGCTGGCGCTGCTGCTGGCGGTCCTGTTGGACCTATAATCGCGCGGTCCCACTCGGGACCGTTGTCTCCTCCTGTCGGCCTGGTGGCCGGCTTCGCCCCGGCGCCTGGCGCCCATCGCCGGCCGGGGCGTTTTTTGGAGCATCGAAAATGTTAATCTTGATGCACTGCGACGCGCCGCCCAATCTCCGCGCTGCCGGCATTGCTGCCGCTGAACGGTTTTTCGCAGAATCCGGCGTCGACCCAATCGCCGCCTGGCGCGCCGCCGAGGCATGCAGTTTCGGCGCCCTTTTTGACCGCGACGCACTGCGCGCGTGGTATCTGGCCGAGGACGCCGCTGTTTTGGCCATGTACGGGCGCTGGCGCCACGCTCCCGCCAGCGTTGCGCTGGAGTGGCGCGCGGAGCCGGCAGGGGCGATCAGACCACGCGCCGCATCGGCGTCGGCATAGACCCGAGGTGCGTCTCGGTCGCGTCGCGCGCGTCCGATTTCGTCCCGCGCCAGTCCGGCGACGCCCAGCAATGGCGCGCGGTCTGGTTGGCGCGCGATTTGCACATGCCCAGGTCTTGCCAACGCGCCTCTGCTAGCGCATGCTGCAGGGCCTGCAGGTTCAGCCTGATATGCGGGGGCGCCTGATTCTGCAGGCGGTCCACCAGTGGCTGCCACGGGCCGCTGATGACGCCGAGTCGGAATTCGTCGATGCGCTTCTCGATTCGGTCCACCAACCACGATTCCGCTCCGCTGCGGCTGGTGGCCACCATGATCTGTTTAGCCTCGGTCCACGGCGGCGTAGCCCCTGGCGCGAAACGCGACACATCCCGCTGCCGCAGATACAGCGCCCCGGCCTGCAGGCCGCCGCGGGCGAACCAGCCCCATAGGCGCGTGGATTCCTCCTCGGTCATTCTGGGCGCATCTGTCCACAAAACGTACCATCGTCGGTCATCTGACGGTATCGCAATAGCGTCGCGGTAATTGCTGAACGCCAGCACCAGAGCCTGATTTCGCACCTGTATCGGGTGGGCGAATTTCCGCTGCACCGATAGCAGTTCCGGCGGCGCTGCGAGAATCGGTTTCAGGCGGTTTTCCAGTGCCCTGCGGTCCACGGCCTCGCTCTGCCGCAGTTCATTAAAAATAATCAACTCGTTCTCAAGATAGTATCCCCACTGATCCTGTAATTCTGCGGTTTCGACTGATGCGCAATTGGTTTTGTTTTCGCCGCCGATGGCGTAAAGCAGGGGCGCGATCATGCTGTCTTTCCCCGCGCCAGGCACGCCGCCGATCAGGATGGCGTGGTTAATTTTGATCCCGGGGCGCTGCACTTTGAAAGCGAAGGCGTCCAGCATGTGGTTTCGCTCGGCTTCGTCCGGAATCAGTCTCTCGATGTGATCTAGCCACGGCTGCGGGTCGATGCTGCTGGTGATCTGCGGCCTGCCGTCGCGCCACTTGTTGCCGAAAGCCTGCCCCTGATGCTCGCAGAGGGTTGACGCGCCAGGCGCGTAGGTCGCGCCGGCCAAGACGCGGGCGCCCATCGCAGCGCGGTTTTCGTCGAAGCTGACGGACGCCTCGATCTTGCGTGCCGCGCCGCTGGTGCTGGCGTGGATTGAATGGCACCTGACCGAGCGATACAGGGCGTTGAACGCTGAGCGGCTTACCTCGGTGCGTTCGACCAGATCGAAAAATCCGTCATCCGGGACCATATAGGCCCAGCGCGCGTACCATTCTGCGGGCTCAAGGGTCGATACGTCCCGCGCTGCGACTGCCTGCTCTGCCGGCGTTTCCGCTGCCGGCTCGGGCGCCGGCGGCCCCCAGAGCGCAGCGCGCGGCGCGATCCAGGCCCGAGCGTCGGACCACCGGGTCCAGCCGGAATCGGCGCAGTCCCATGCGTCAGGCTGGCCGGCAGGGTCGATTACCTTGACCTCGCTGGCGATAGGCGCCAGGATGGCCACCAGGCGCTGCATGGCCTCGATGCCGGCTGCGTCAGCGTCAGGCCACAGGAGGATTTTCCGGCCCCGCAGGGTCTGCCAGTTCGCGCGGTTCAGTGCCTGCGCGCCACCGGGCCAAGTGCAGGAGACGTATGGGCTGCCGGTCAGACCTGCCGCTGCGTCGGCGGCTTTCTCGCCCTCCACGACCAGCACCGGATCCTCGGGGCGGGCCTCGAGTTCCTGCAGCCGGTACAGCGGGCGCGGGACGGGCCACTGGCCCATGCCCCAGCCGTCACTGCTGAAAGTCCACGGCACGATCTGCTTGCGCTCCCCGGGCGGGTCGTAGCGCGCCACGTAGCCGAGAACGTTGCCGTCGCCGTCGAAGTACGTCCAGCGTGCCGACGGGTCTCCGTATATGGGATGCCTGCAGTCGTGATCTGCGGCTTCGCTGGGGACCGGTGTTATCACCGTGCGCTGCGGTTTCAACGGTCGCGCCGGCCTCGCTGGCGCTGCTGGCGCGCCGTCCAGTTGTCGGTACGCCTCGCCTAGATCGATTTCATGGATGGCGGCGTACAGGTCGATCAGGTCGCCGCCCCTGTCGCCAGCGGCGAAGTCGGCCCAACGACCCGAGAGGAGGTTCACCGAGCAGGAGTCGCCCTCGCCGCCGGCCAAGTCGCCGCAGACCCACTCGTGGCCCCGGCGTTTGCCGCCAGGAAGCCACTGGGGGACCAGCGTGTCGGCGCTGATGAGCAGGCGCTGCGCGAGTGCGCTGAAGTCGAGTTTCGTTGTCATTTTTCCTCCGTCAGCAGTCGCCACGCTGTTGCAGCGCAGAGTGGGACTTGTCCGTTGCCAATGGCTTTAAGTCGGTCCACCCGAGCGGCCACCCCATGAGCCACTCGACCCACGTCGGGTTCAGACTGCCACCAGCCTGTGCCGCAAGCGTCGGCGTATTGCGCTCGTATTCCGCTGGGAAGCCGCCCTCTTTGGCGTTGTGCGCTGTTGGCGTAGGCCACTTCATCACTGCCGTTGCCAAGCCGTCCCCACTCCTTTCGCTTAGGCCCTTGCGGTTGTAGTTCCCGCAGACTGTCGGCGTGGGCCAATGCTGCTGCTTTTTCTTGTCTGCCGCCCGATACGCCATCCGGCTCATTTCCTCGTAGCTGTCGCACATCCTTCCCAACGCCATCAAATCCCCGTCGTTGGTGAAACCCCTGGTCTGTGGCGTGGGCCAATGCCGCTTCTGAAGCGCCTTCCTGCTGTTGCTTCCCCCGTCCAAGCCGTTCGTGTTCGGTGTGTGCCAGAACGTCTCTCCGTTCGGCACGCAGCCAGAACCTGTCCCGCTGATGCGGCGCTCCAACGTCGGCAGCTCCCAGCACTGTCCATCGGCAGTCATACCCGAGCGCGGCCAGATCACCGAGCACTCGTCCGAGTCCCCGAGTAAGGAGCGCTGGGCTGTTTTCCACGAAGACGTAACGGGGTCGAACCTCGCCAATGATCCGCGCCATGTGGGCCCACATGCCTGATCTGGCTCCGTCAATGCCTGCACCCTTGCCGGCCACGCTGATGTCCTGGCACGGAAACCCGCC